TTTGCGAATTCGACCCGATCCACTCAAGCCAAATTGCCCAATTTTCCACAGCTGGATGTGCTATCCATGCCCTTGTTCCAAACTTTGGCTCTACTGTCTCAGGCGCGACGCACTCGACGCCGTTGACGGTCACTGTGCGCGGCGCGAGGCGGTATCGGTCTGCATGGTATGCATTGCCATCAGCAACAGCAATCAATAGATCGCTGGAGTCTTCATTAGCCCACGATCCATTGCTTAATTGGACCTGAACTGCCTCCCCATCTGCAATCCATCGCAGAACCTGCGCGTACTTGTGCTCTTGCTTGCTCATTGAGTTTTCTCCTTGGGTTTGCGGAACCATGATGGCTTAGCTACTCGCAAGCGGTCTTCGTGCTTTTGAGGAAGGGTCTTCCATCGATAGGTTGATATAGGGGCTAGGCCAAGCATCTCTGCAAGTTTTTTTCTTCCACCTGCAAGTTCTATGAAGTCCTGAATATTCCCATCCAAATCATCATTGCTCTGAGGAACATGATGAGAGTTTTTGGATATGAATAAAGCGGTTGAGCAAACTTCATCGAATACAAGTCCTCTAAACCACTCCCTCAGATAACACTCATCAGCCTTTGACCTGCACCATTCGATAAGCCGAAGCTCGCACAGGCTTGAGTTGCCGTTTAAAGGAATGATTTGACTATCAACCTTTGAAATCCCAGCGCATGAAAGTCTGATTTCGTGATCTTCAATTCTTTTTTCTGGTGATTTTGACCTTCCAACTTTTACAAGGCCATCCGAAAAAAGAACTGCGTATAGGTAGTTCATTTCTTCTCCTTTGGTGCATAGAACCACTCGGGCCTAACTGCCCTTAGCTGCCACTCTCGACCAGGCGGAATGTTTTTTTCATCGCTCCAGTTAGAGATGGCATTTGTGGTGATTCCAAGGATGCGCGCCAAGTTGGCGATGCTTCCTGCTTTGTGAATTGCTTCGGCTTTAGTCATGGGGTCAATCATGCACCAAAAAACGTAAGTCTCCTAACCGTAACCCACATTACTTTGTCGGGTATTTGCTTGCATGATCGCGTAAGCTCGATTACAGTTCATCCATCGCAGCAAACGCGATGACCGCTTAGACCACATCGACCCAAGATGATGCGAGCGCGAGGGGTGAGGATGATTTGAGCCAAGGCGCATCGACGCCAAACGATTTCAAGTGGCCCCGAGAGGGGTGATCTGCCACACGATGCAGACACAAACCAGAGCGCATTAGAGATAGTGTGCTGCGGTTTGATAAGTAGGAAGAAACATGCATACATACACCAATCCGTTCCACAAAATCCACTACACGGTCTCCAAGCCTGTAATCACCGACAGCGGCACGCCCATGGAGTACCGGGGGCATCTGATCTTCAAGAAGTCGGCACAGCACTTTGATGTGGTCAAAGATGGAGTTCTGGTTAGTCAGATGGCTGGTCCAAACGGAGCTATGCAAGCCATTGACAAGCTGGAAGCGAACCAAGCAATAACCAAAGGCGCGCAGATGGAGTGCATCTGATCAAGGATGTGATTTTTATTTACTGGAGCAAATCATGTAGACTACGGCCAGCGCGAGCCTATCGCGCCGCCAAATCACTGCTGGCGTTAAAGGCAGTGCCATGACAGATAGGGAATGCGCGGGCTGACGCGACAGGCGTGGAAACAATGGGGATGGATACATCCTAGGCCGTACCCGTAAGGGCTAGACGGCTGCCATGAAAACATGGGCTATTCCCTGAGCCGGAGATCAGCACCGGCCCCTATCTGTGATGGCGTGACAGGTACTTGCCCACCTGCAAACAGTGAAAGTCTGCTCGCAACGGAACTTGTTAGTAATGTTGTGAGGTGTTGGGAGCCGGGGCGAACACGGCGGCTATCATGACCACCTCGGGAAAGTAGCGAGGATCATCATTGAAGCGGCGGCGTGGATGGACACGCGGACGCAAAGCAACGATAGCCGAAACAGTGCGCATACATATCGTTGCTGCGGTCTTGGCATAGCTGGTATCAAGCCCAGCCCGCTTCAATGATGGTGAAAGCGTAGTTGCGATGCGCGGCTAAAGCGAAAGTTGTACGGGCAACCCCATATTCCCGTAAACATAAGCAGATGGCGTATTGGGAAAGCCGGACAAGCAACCGGCCACCATCATCCATTTCCAGCCGTGCCTGGGTTCATCCTCCCTCCCTCCCTCTCTTCTCTTCCCCAGGCGCGCCGCAAGGCACCGGCTTTTTTCTTCCAACAACCCGCTCTGAGCAATCACGGCGGGTTTTTTCTTTCTGGAGTTTGTATGAACCTACCAAATCGGTACTTTGGGATAACTGACAAACCTTGCGACGACGCCGCGCGCTTTGAACAAGATCAAGCTGACTACGACGAATTTTGCGAAAAGGCGCTGATCGGAGCGCGCAATCTTGTTTTGAAAGACTTGCAGACCATCACCAAACCTAGCGACTGGTTTAAAAGCACGTTTCACGGCGGAAACTGTGCCGATGAAATCCTGAGCGAAGGCATGAGCAGTAGCGACGACATTGCAGACGCCTACGCAGAATTCATGGTGTCGCCATCGGCAGAAGCCAAAGACAAGATGCTGCGCGCGATGGCTGACTGGTTCGGCAAGATGCACGCGCTGGAAATCTACAGCGACCACTTGCAGGCGTTGGGCGATGACTGACCTTTACCCCGGACTGGCTGAATCCGACTTCAGCCAGCAAGACCAAGCAACCTACCCCGAGCCGCTGCCACCAGAGACTGTGCGCGCGCTGCTGGGCCCTACTGAACACGAACACCAAGCGGAGGCTATCTAGCCATGCGATTCCTAATCAAAGTAGACGGCAGCGTGACGGAAGGAGAATTCCAGAGCGCACAGGAAGCCTTTGAGGCAACAGCAACCACACACCCCGAGGCGCGAAGCATTGGGGTTTTTTGTTTGAGGGATGAATGATGAGTGAAGCAAACAAAACAGCGCACGCATGGCAGCAGTCGAAGTGCAAAGTGGCAATGTGGAGTTCTGGCGCTCCTTCTGGATTGTGTGGAGAGAAGGCGTTCGGTGAACAGCTGCCAAGCGAATACTTGGCAAACACACGCGGGAATGGTGATCGGCCGTATTGCTTTGGTCATGCTTGCCCAAGCCATGGCGGCCCAAAAGAAGACGAAATCAGAATCTTCTCGGACGGATTTACAGAAGAAGGTCGCCAAATGTGGTGCGCTGTGATGTCGGACTTTGAAAACCTACAGGAAAGCCATGCCGGTTTTGACGGGAATCCGGTACGTGCCGCGCAGAAACTCCGCGCTGCCATCGCCAAAGCAACAGGACAAGATTAAGGAGAGAGAAATGAGCCGACACCCATACACATATGCATGCGACTTTATTCGTGGGCTTGGCCCGGTTGGGGCAGGTGGAGTAGTTCTAAGTCGGGCGGATGCATCGCAAATCCGCCAAGGAATTGCAGCAGCCATCGGAATGGATGATGAAGAATTGGCTATGAAGCTTTCTATCGCGGAGCAGAGTAAGACCGAGGAACAGCGCGAAGAACAAGTTACACGATTGATTAATTGTCTAAATTTCACACGATGACCGTTCCAATCCAACTCCAGCGCCTCCCCAAGCGCAAGAAGCCCGCCAAGCTGCGGGCTTTGTTTTGGGTGATAGCCGTACCTTGCATCGCCATCTTCTGCGCTGGCTTGATTGCCAAGTGCACGCCTAATCCTGCTTTCCCACTGTGAGAGAAATATGAGCAACCAAACCGAAATCATTGAGGCAGAAGCCATCAAGCCAAAACCATCAGCTATCGCACTGGCAGAGAACTCGCCGGCCGCAATGATGATGGCGGCCATGGATCGTGGCGCGAGTCTGGAGCAGATTGAAAAGATGATGGACCTGCAGGACCGATGGGAAGCCAAAGAGGCAGAGAAGGCATACAACGCAGCTTTCGCGGCGTTCAAGGCCGAGGCAGTCGTCATCATCAAGGCCAAGCAAGTGACGGATGGGCCTTTGCGCGGCAAGAGCTATGCGGAGCTGCACGACGTTGTTCATGCTGTGACGCCCGCCCTGTCCAAGCATGGCCTTAGCACTTCTTGGAAACTGACGCGCGACGAGCCTACATGGCTGGAAGTGACTTGCACGCTGAAGCACGTTGGCGGCCACAGCGAGTCTGTCAGCATGGGCGGCCCACCTGATGCTGGTGGCGCAAAGAATGCACTTCAGGCGCGCGCCAGCACAAAGAGCTACTTGGAGCGCTACACACTCAAGGCGGTGTGCGGTGTTGCAGAGGGCGGCGACGATACTGATGGCGCGTTGTATGAGCAGCCGCAACAAAACCGCGCGCCGGCGCTTGACCCATCCGAGGACATTGCAGCAGTGCAAAAGACAACCACGGATACAGAAGCTGCTGCCTACTGGAAGCAGCACCAGGCCAAGTATCGCGAGGATGCCGCCGCGCACGCTGAGTTCAAAAACGCGGTGATTGACCACCGCATGAACCTGAAGGCCGCGCAAGTTACCGATGTGGAGGTGAAGGAATGAAGATTTACGCAGTTTTCCGTAGATTTGCGCGCGGCATGTTTGGTAGTGCAGACTTCCACTTCTACAAAGCATTTGCCAGCAAGGCTGACGCTAAGGCTTTTTGCGACAAGAAAAATGCAAACGCAGGCTGCTCGTATGTGTACGGTGTGAAATCTATTTCTGTCATCCACGACTCCAGCAAGGAATACAAGGCATGACGAAGTTCCTGATTCGATGCAGCAGCCTGTCTAGCATCATGGCCGATCCGGTTTCGTATCCACGCGAAACCATGACCGATGATGAGCTGGCTGCGCTGGCGTCAAAGAAGCGCACGCCGGAGCAGGTAGCCATGTTGGAAGCAGTAATGACGCGCACATTGTCCGAAGGCGCGAAGGAGCATGTTCACAAGCTGGTGAAGCGCCACCTGTTTGACTACCCAGAGCCAGAGCTTGGAAGCAAGGAGGTGAAGAAGGGGATCATGCAGGAGAACGTGGCTATTGACCTTTTGAGCCGAGTGACTGGCGAGCTTTACGTCAAGAACATCATTCGACTTGAAAATGACTTCTTGACCGGCGAACCCGACCTGCTAGCCGATGACCACGGAAACGACACCAAATGCCCTTGGAGCTGGGAGCAGTTCCCGCTGACTTCTAGCATTGCGAGAAGGTACGCAATCGCGGCGGGCTACGAATGGCAAAACCGTGGGTACATGCTGCTGACTGGTTTGCCAAAGTGGGCCACGTCTTACTGCATGGTTGATACGCCGTCTGAATTGATGCCGCCATGGGAGAACCCAGATGCTCACAACCTGCACGGCATCAACATCGAGCAGCGCGTAACCACCGTGTGGTTTGAGCGCGACCTAGAAATTGAAAAGCGCATCGAGCAGAAGTGCCGCGCCGCCCAGGCATACGCGCACGAGCTGATAGCGCAATTCCACAAGGAAAAGCAATAGGGGTACACATGAGCACAAAACCTCGACCAAAACGGAACAAGGCTCCGCAAGCCAAGGTGCTGATGCAGCTTGCGCAAGACGAGGAAGCCATCGAATTCATCAAGCTCAACGCGCCCTATCTGTCAATGCAATCCATGGAAACGGCGTTGGAGATTAGTGGACAGAAGATGAATGCGCTTGTCAAAATGGCTGGCGTGGATGTGTCTGAGGCTGGCAAGGAGCCGCGCGCCTATGACATTGCCAAGGAGCTAGGTTTCCTTCCAATCGGCAAACAAGTTGAAGTTGTCGAAGACGGGAAAGTCGTCAAGCGCTGGGTAGGTGGCACAGTCATCGAGCAGTGGAAGCACGGGACATCGTTCCACCTACCCAGCGACATGCCAGGAATCACGCGCGTTACGCGGCACTTTGCCATGGGCGATGAGTAGCCATCAAACAACCCAAACCGCGCAACAGATTGCGCGGTTTTTCACAAACACCAACCGACTATCGGTTAAAGAAAGAAAAACATGGCACAAGACAAGAACAGCATTTGCTGCAATGGCGATTGCAACCAGGGACGAACATGCCCGGTGCGGCTGGGCACGTATAAGCCAGTCGAAGCTGTGCATCAGATTGATGAGCCTCAAACACAACAACACAAGGCACTAGCTCGCGCCGGATTGACAGCGATCAGGCTGGCGCGTGAGGGCGACCAGCACGCAGCGGAAACCATCCGCGCCCAGCAAGCCCGCATCATTGAGCTGGAGCGCTGGCAGGAGGACGTGCGCAGCAATACCCCGCTGCTGGCCGAACTGCGGCGGGCCAACGCCCGTATGCAGGAGCTGGAGGCGTCCGAAAGCCGGACGATCGCCCAGCGCGATCACTGCGAAGAAGTTATCGACCGCATGGCTGATGCCGTGCTGGGCAAGGACCGCCACGAGTGGACCAGCGCCTACGACTTCACGGACGCAGCTGCAGAGGTGGAAGACCGCATTGCCGAGCTGGAGAGCCGGATTACAGCAGCACCGCAGGCAATGCAGGCCGCCGTGCCGGATGGCTGGAAGCTGGTTCCAGTTGAGCCGACGCGGGAAATGCTAGACGCTTATGTCGCCGCAGATGGTCGCTTTCATTCTGGGCGCACTGACTGGGGGGTCATGCTTAACGCAGCCCCCGCGCACCACGCAGAGGGAGTGCCAGCGCCAATGCTCGTGGCCCAACCCCATCACTGCACTGCGCGCACCGCTGACGGTTCTTGCGAAGAGTGCGAGGGGCACGCTCAGGCCATGGCCGAGTGGAATGCAGAGCGCGCCGCCATTGCCGCCACCCACCCCACCCAGCAGGGGATGGATGCGATAGCTGCACTGCAAAAAGTTCGAGACATTGCAGTATCAGCATTGTTGACAGGAAGTCTTGATCGCCAAGACTGGATTGATGACATGGATCGTATTGCAGCCCAAGCCAAGCAGGGAGGTGCAGCATGAGCAAGACCGATCGACTGGCGCATGCAAACGCACTGATCAAAACCATCAGCGACCACGGGCACCGATTTTTCTACAACGCCAAAACGGGCGCGATCGGAAAGCTTGAGCTTGATGCGCGTGGCCGGGTCTGGTGGATTGACGACTATCGGGGTGCGCGGATCTACACGGCCTACCCCGGGCGATGGCGCGGATTTAGTCATGGCGGCACCATGCGCGACCTAATCAGCGCCTTACGCAAATACATCCAGCACGGGGAGCTTCTGCACCCTGAGTACATCGCCCCCACGCGATGGGGGCCAGAAAACGGCGACCTTTGGGGGTACGGCGCTGAAGCGGCTGCTGCCGTGCGCGCCGAAGCGCATGCGTTACCCATGTTTAAGCGCGCCACCCAAGCAGCCAAGCAGTGAGGGAAGCCATGAACCTGCGCCAGTTGAAGAAACAAGACAAGCGTGCTGCAGCGATCCTCCTGGCCCTGCACCGAGGCGCTGTATCCCCCAGTGGCTTCGGCCTGAACGACGATGGCCGCTATTCGTATGAATGGCGCTGCAGCTATGAGTACGACGAGTGGGACGAACAGCCTGCGCTCGACTACCTAAATGACATTGAAGGCCTTGCATACATGGCCGACTGCATTGATCCGAAGACTGGCGACTACCTGCCAGATGACCAGTGCCCGCCATACCCGCCATCTGCAATGCACAAGCTGCCAGCAGGCTGGCGCTGGCGCGGTGGCCGGTTGGTGCCAGTAGATAAGCATGGCGCGATGGCGCGCGCCACCCAAGTAGCCAAGCAAACCCCATAACCCCAACCCGCCAAGCGCGGGCTTTTTTTACGGTAGCGGGTAGAATCCGCGCAAAAGGAAGGTAGAACATGACCACCTCACAAGTTCGAGTTGTCCTAAATACCAAATTTGCTTGGTATGTCAAGCTATGGCTGTTTTTTATTTCAAAATCGCCGTGCTTAATTTTGAATTTGATTGGTGAGCGCTTGCTTTTGGCTGTAACGGAGTTATTGATTGACCGAGGTGTCAGCGTTGAAGTCAAAGAAGCCTAAGTACGTCCGCGCCATCCGTCCCAATGCAGGCGTGGAAGCCGCGTATCGTCGCGCCTTGGAGAAGATGGTCAAGGAAATGAGCCATAGCGCGCAGTATTGGATTGAGGCTTCGTACAAAGCCAACCCGCCAACGCTGGAAATGGCTATGGATGCACTGCCATCGCAAGAGTTGTCAAAGCGCATCAAGGAAGTCGCGCGCCGATGGATCAAGCGCTTTGACGACATGGCGGACAAGATCGCCAAGCAGTTTGTGGAATCCGGGCGCAGCACAACTGACCGCGCCATGATGGCTGCATTCAAGGACGCAGGCTGGACGGTTGACTTTAAGATGACGCGCGGCATGCAAGACGCCATGAATGCGACCATTAAGGAAAACGTGGCTCTGATCAAGTCAATCCCACAGCAATACTTCCTAGAGGTTGAGGGCGCTGTGATGCGCGGCTTCACAAAGGGGCGCGATCTGCAATTGATCACCGAAGAGTTGCAAAAACGCTACGGCATCACCAGCAGACGCGCAGCCAACATTGCGCGCGACCAGAGCAACAAGCTCACGGCCACCACCGAGCAGGCGCGCCGCGTAGAGCTTGGACTGTTTGAAGCCGAGTGGATCCACTCCGGAGGCGGAAAAGAACCCCGGCAATCACACGTAAAGGCCGGGAAAGAGAAACGACGTTTCGATGTGCGCGAGGGTTGCTTGATTGATGGCGAGCACATCCTTCCAGGCGAGAAAATCAATTGCCGGTGTACTTCCCGTGTAATCCTTCCGTTCTGATAATGGATAAATCATGACTATCTCAAAATGGTTTTACGCAATCGCATTCATCGGTTTGGTGCTATGGTTGCACGATGGATATAATGAGGACAAACAGTTTGTCAAGGAATACGAATATTGCGTTGACCAGACAAACAACATTAGCAACTGCCTGGACGAACTAGATGCCAAGCGTAAAGCGCTCAAACAGTCTTAGTCTTGCTTTCGATAAAGCATCAGCGCGCACCATCGACAAGGATGGGCGCATGCATGTTTCGCGCTCCAACATTTCAAAGGCGAATGTTTGCCCGTACATGGGTAAGGAAATCCCAGGCTGGAAAGAACTTGGCCTAGATGCCGAGAAGATTTACCGACTGTACCGCGACCCAGAAGAATTGGCAAAGGGCGCGCCGACATTCAACAACCTTCCTATTCTCCTAGATCACACGTATGTCAGCGCAGAAAAGCCTGAGAAAGAGCGTGTAATCGGAAGCATGAGTGGCGCAGAGTTTGGCGATCCATATTTGGCTGCCGATCTTTGTTTTTGGGACAAGGCGGCAATCGACGCAATCAACGCCGAAGCAATCGAAGAACTCTCCAGCGCCTACCACTACAAAGCAGACATGACCCCCGGCACCACGCCCGAGGGGGAAGCGTTCGATGGTGTCATGCGTGACATCGTTGGCAATCACCTCGCGCTTGTGGAGAAAGGCCGCGCGGGGTCTGATGTAATCGTGGCCGACTCCGATCCCTTTCACAAAAGGAAAAGTGCAATGAAGCAAACCAAGCTGGGCAAAGCCCTGATGGTCACGCTCTCGGCAGCATCCCCCAAGATCGCTCAGGACAGCGCGTTGCTGGGCTTGGTTGGTGGCGCAGTCAAGAAGACGTTCGACAAGCAAAAGGTCATTCAGGCCATTTGCGCAATGGATGAGGACATTGAAGCTGAAAAGGCCGATGAAATCATCGATGCGGTTTTGGGTGTGGAAGAAGAACCCAAGCCCGTAGAAGTCAAGCCTGCGGAAGATGAAGATAATGGCGGCGCTAAGTCCAAGCACGCCGAGATCATCGACTTCCTGAAATCCAAGGGCCTGGACGCATCCGACCTGGAGGCCGTGGGCAACATGCTGACCCGCATGGACCGACCCTACGCATCCGATGAGGATGTGCAAGCCAAGGTCGAGGAAGAGGTCAAGACAGCCGCCGATTCGCTGCGCAATGAGCTGAAGCAGCACTATGCCGAACTGGACAAGGCGCGTTCCGCTGTACGACCTGTCGTTGGCGAAGTGATTGGCATGGACTCGGCTGCTGATGTGTACAAGTTTGCGCTCAAGCACATGAATGTGGATTTTTCTGGCATGCCAGATGCCGGCCTGTCCAAGCTTTTCGCAGTGGCCGCTACCAAGAAGGCGGAACCTGCGCGCGCTCTGGGCATGGACTCTGCGACCAAGAAGAAGCTGGACATTCCCGGCTTGGAACGATTCAACTTCTAAAAGGGAGAGACAAAAATGTCCTTTCAAGTAACAGTCAATCTGCAGCAAGCTGCAGGAGTGGAAGGCGATTTCGCATCGTCTAACCCACGTCGATCGGTTGTGTCCCATGAGGGCACACTGGTTGCCGGCACTGGCGGCGTGTATGTCGCGCGCTTCGCTTGGGCAGATAGCTCGGGCAAGGTGACAAACGCTGGCTCCGGCGTGCCTACTGGTTTTGTGGCGCGAAGTGGTCAGCAAGGCTCGGCCATCATCACCACCTATCTGGCAGAGACAAGCATGCTGATTCAGCAAGGCTTTGAAGTCACTCTGCATGAAACAGGTGACTTCTGGGTCAAGCACATCACCAATCCAGCCACTGTCGGTCAAAAGGTGTTTGCCTCGCTGACTACCGGCCAAATCCAAACCGCCGCCGCTGGCGCTACTGTAGCTGGCTACATCGAGACTGCTTTCCGTGTCCAAGGCTTCCCAGCTGGCGGCACTGGCGCAGTGGGCGAGCTGATCTGCATCTCGCTGTAAGGAGAAAAACATGGACGCACAACTGCAACACCTCAGCGAGCGCGTGGGCCTCGTAATTGACCCCGTATTCAATGCCCAACTGCTGCCCAAAGGCACGCGAACCAGCGATCTGATCGGCATGGATTCCGCAGGCAGCATGGTGGCAATGGATTCTGCATATCCACTTGTGACCACATCCAACTCCGGCATTCCTGCAATGCTGTCCACCTACATTGAGCCAAAACTGATCGAAGTTTTGCTGGCTCCAATGAAGGCTGCTGAAGCTGCGGGCCGTGAGCGAAAGCTGGGCGATTGGAATCTGTTGACCACAATGTTCCAAATGGTTGAATCGACTGGCGAGGCGACGAGCTATGGCGATTACAACAATTCTGGATCGGCTGGCGTGAACGTGCAATTCCCACAGCGTCAAAGCTATCACTTCCAGGTGGTGACGCAATGGGGCGAGCGTGAGCTGTCTCAGATGGGCTTGGCTAAGATCGACTTGGCTGCTCAGAAGAACATCTCTTCTGTTCTGACACTGAACAAGTACCAGAACAAGACCTATCTGTTTGGCGTGTCCGGCCTGCAGAACTACGGCATGCTGAACGATCCTTCGCTGCCAGCCGACATTACGCCTAACACCAAGGCGGCAGGCGGCACAGCTTGGATTTTGCCAACAGGTCAGATCAACGCCACAAACCTGGAAATCTTCCAAGACGTTCAAAAGCTGGTTTACCAACTGATCAACCGCAATCAAGGCCTAGTGGATGTGACTTCCCCCATGACCATGATCATGGGGCCTCAGACAAATCTGGCAATGACCGTGGCGAACGGCACTGTTACCACTGTTGTGGCATGGGACTTGATCAGCAAGGCATTCCCCAACATGAAGGTGGTGGTGGTGCCTGAATACGCTACAGCTTCTGGTCAGAAGATCCAAGTTGTGGTGGATGAAGTGGAAGGTCAGCGAACCATGGAATGTGCGTTTACTGAAAAGCTGCGCGCGCACCCCATCATTCCTGAGCTGTCCAGCTTCAAGCAAAAGAAGTCTGCGGGCACATGGGGAACTGTGATCTATCGTCCTGGCATGGTGGCCTCTGGCCTGGGCTATTAATCGATAGAATAAAAGGGAGCGGCATTATGCCGCCCCTTTTTCTTAAAACAAGGAGTGGAAATGGCGAATGTGACTATTGGCTGCCGACTGCCAAACGGCTTGGTTTTGGAAGTTGGCGACAAGAGTGTTGAATTGGCTGGACAACGACAGACCCAGCAGCGCAGCAAGATTATTCTTTTGAGCCCCGATGACTACGGGACCACAGAAGTGGATGAATCGTTTTGGCAGGCGTGGAAGCAAAGTGTTGGCAAGGACTTTGCACCCTTGGCATCTGGCGCTATTTTTGAAGCCAAGAACACAAACGACGCTTCTGCAAAAGCAAAGGATTTGAAGTCCAAGAAAACAGGCCATGAAGCCATGGAGCTGAACACAGACGGCGTTCAAGAGGCGCAACGATAATGGCGCAAGTTGTCTTTGACCCCGTTGCATTCAAAGCCATGTTCCCGGCTTTTGCTGGGGTCGATGACGGCTTTTTGACGCTGTGTTTCCGTCAGGCTACGACATACCTATCCAATAAGGATTGCAGCCGCGTTCAGGACTTGGAAGAGCGCGAGTATTTGTTGTGGCTGCTGACTGCGCACATTGCTCAGTTGATGGGCGCGCTCAATCCTGCTGGCGTGGCTGGTGGCGCTTCTGCGGTGGGCCGCACTGCTTCAGCTACCGAGGGTAGCGTTTCCGTGTCGTTTGATTTTGGTCCGGTGTCGGAGCGTGAGGCTTGGTACTCCCAAACGCAATGGGGCGCAATGTACTGGGCTGCTACGGCAAAGTACCGCGCGTTCCGTTATCACCCACGCCCTACCTGCTTCTGATATGTCACTACAAGGCGGCGACAAGCTGGCAAAGGTGCTGGCAGACATGACCAAGGGCCTGGAAGGCGAGAAGGTGCTTTCTGTTGGCTTCTTGTCGGGCGCGACGTATCCAGATGGAACGCCTGTGGCTGCTGTGGCGTTCTGGAATGAGTTTGGCACGATCAAATCACCTCCTCGCCCATTCTTCCGCACTATGGTTGCCGAGGCGGCCGGTTCATGGCCGGAACTCTTATCGAAAGCGGTCAAGCACACCGAATACGATGGTTCACGCGCTCTCGCCATCATGGGAGAGAAGATCAAAGACGATCTTCGAGCGTCTATCGCTGGCTGGACAACTCCAGCCAATGCACCCTACACCATCAAGAAAAAGGGCTTCAACAAGCCTTTGATCGACACTGGGCACATGATGAACAGCGTTGGATACGAGGTGAATGATGGCTCTTGATCTGCGCAGCATCGCAAACAGTGCAATTCAGGGAATCAATCCTGACTTGCCAATCACCATCAAACAGCCCGATGGATACACGGTTGACCCAGATACGCTGGTGCAAATACCTAACTGGGTGGAGCATCCCGCACTTGGCAACGTCCAAAGCATGAGCAGCGATGACCTAACGCAAGTGCAGGCGCTGAACATTGAGGGCACTATGCGCGCCGTGTACCTGCGTGGAAACTACAACGGCATCTTCCGCCCAGGCCAGCAGCCTAACACCGTGCTGCGCTTCACCACCAACGAATCCGGCACAGTTGCTGCGCGTGACTGGAACGTGTTCAAGGTGCTTGAAGTCTGGTCTACATGGTGCAAGGTTGCTGTAGTGTTGCAGCTGCCAGAGGAAACGCCATGACCATCACCATCAATCAAGTAATTGGCAAGGTTGGCGCTTTTCTGAAGCCACATATGCCGGCAGATTGGAAGGCTGTACGCGGTCAAGTTAACGACACGCCGCAGCCAAAACCGCCTGTTTTGATCATGTGGCCGGTAGGATTGCCTCAATACACAACTACACGACAAAGCTTTGATGATGAATCTGGGGTTATGTCATACGTTATGCCAAAACGCCTAGAGATTCAGCTTGATTTCTATGGGTTTGAGGCAGGCAATCAGGCAGCTATCGCAATGACGCTTTTCCGAAGCATTGCAACCGAAGGATTCTTCCCGGAAGGTGTCGCACCTCTGTATTGCACAGACGCGCGCCAATTTCCATTGACCACAGGTGAAAAGCAATATGAGGATCGATGGTCACTGACTCTCGCACTTCAATACAATAAGCCTGTGTTGGTTTCTCAAGAGTCGTTCAATTCTCCCGGGGATTTGACGATTATTCCTTCCCCCGGCAACTCACCAATTTAGGAGTGACGATGGCTACACAAGCTATTCCATATTCCCAACTGGTTAACATCATTCCCGGCGTAATCGGGACTGGTGCTAATCCGTTGAGTTTGAACGCGATTTTCATCGACAAAGACGAGAAGATCCCCACCTCTTCTTTGCTGGAATTCTACGACCGCGCTACGGTGGTTGATTACTTCGGATCTGATTCGGATCAGGCTGCATTGGCCGGCATCTATTTCAACGGATTTGACACTGCTACGCGACGCCCTGGCACGTTGTTCTTTGCTGGCTATGCCGATGTCGCGCGCGCAGGTTGGGTGCGTGGGCAGTCCTTGGCTGGCGTCACGCTGGACGAACTGAAGGCAATCTCTGGAACGCTTAATGTGATTGTTGATGGTGGTTCGACAATCAATGCGTCCATTGACCTGTCTGCCGTAACAAGCTTCACCGATGCTGCAACAGCAATTGGCACAGCAATTGGTGCTGGCGTGGTTGTGACGTGGGACGTGTTGTTCTCCGTTTTCGTGATCACCTCGGCGACCACAGGAGCGAACTCCAGTGTTGTGATTTCCGGTGGAGCGGCAGCAGAACCTTTGGGTTTGGTTGGCGGCTACAGCAGCGCAGGCTCAGCAATTGACACGCCTACCAGCGCAATGGATCGCATTGTTACCCAGTCCAACGACTGGGCAACGTACATGACCACGTTCGAGCCAGATCAAGACGACAAGATCTTGTTTGCTACGTGGGCCGGAACGCAAAATCAGCGTTACGGCTATGTGGCGTGGGATTCGTCGTCGGCATACTTCACGCCAAATAATGCAGCAACGTTTGGCAAGTACGTGGAGAACCAGAAGCTGGGTGCTACTCTGGTGATCTACGACCCCACTCCAAATACTGCATCTTTCATTTGCGGTTATGCAGCATCGATCAACTGGGACGAGTTGAACGGGCGCGCTACTCCTGCATTCAAGTCGCAGGAAGGCTTGCCTTACACCGTTGACACGCTGGCTAAGGCTAATGCTGTGCTGTCCAACAATGCAAGCTACTACGGCCACTATTCGGGCCCAGGCGCGGGCAACGTGGACAACTGCTTCCAAGATGGCCGCATGAATGGTTCGATCTTCCAGTGGTTTGACACGTTCATCAACCAGATCCGCCTGAATTCGCAGTTGCTGCTGTCGATCTGGACTGGTTTGCGCGGTGCAAAGGCAGTTCCCTACAACAGCCGAGGCGACAACTACATCCGTGCGTGGGCACAAGATCCAATCAACGAAGGACTGAATAACGGCTCCATCGTTCCTGGCGTGGTTTTGAGCAACTCCCAAAAGGTGGAGATCAACACCCAGGTCGGCTTTGATGTGAGTGAAACCTTGTTTACCCAAGGCTACTACCTGCACATCCTGCCCGCTACTGCACAAGTTCGTGGTCAGCGCAAGTCGCCGCCACTGAAGCTGTTCTACTGCGACGGCGGCAGCATCCAACAAATCGAAATGGCGTCCATCGCTGTACTGTAAGGAGCTTGAAAAATGGCAGACCGTACCATTACCTCGGCTGATTCGAGCTACTTCCTCGGGTCGGCAGATTACGTGCTTGGCATTTTGTTGGAAGGTTATGCAGCTGACGCTGCATTCTCTTTGGACAATGCCGATACCGCTGAAACACAGCTTGGTGTTGATGGCAAGCTGGCTGCAGGGTGGGTTCCCCGCAGCTACAACCAAACTGTGACCCTGCAGGCTGATAGTCCGAGCGCGCAAGTTATTGATGCATTCATTGCAGCTCAGGATGTGGCTCGAACCATCTTCCGGCTAACCGGGACCATCACGATGCCAGGAAACAAGATGTCGTACAGCCTGCTGCGGGGAGTCATCAAGAACTACACCGCCATGCCAACGGCGCAGCGAGTTCTGCAGCCACGCACCTACGTGATCGAGTGGGAAAAGGTAATCCCCGTGCCTTTGGCCTAATCAGCGATAATGAAGCCCCTTCGGGGGCTTTTCAACATGAGGATTCAAAATGGCACGACGCACAAAAGACATTGAAATCAAAGACGAATCTAGCCGCGACAATGGAAAGACTTATGTGATCACAGAAATGTCTGCGGAGGCTGCGGAGTGGTGGGCGTTTCGTGTATTGCAAGCGGTGCTAGGTGCTAATGCGGAGATCGATCTTGGCGCGCCATTGGCTCAAATGGCTGCTGCAGGGTTCAAGGCGCTTGGGCAATTGGAGCCAGAAAAGGCAAAGCCTTTGCTGGATGAAATGATGAAGTGCGTTTCTATGCGATTGCCTGACGGTAAGACGCGCGAACTCTTCCAAGGCACGACCGATATTGAGGAAGTCAAAACACGCGTGATTCTTCGCAAAGAAATCTTTGCGCTGCATGTCGATTTTTTTCAAGCTGGCGGCGTGTAGATTTCCCGCTAACTCCGCCTAGTGCTAATGCGTCAAAAATGCTGGAGTATCGGAACACGCCTGGGATTATTGCCGCGCTGGTTTCGGCGAGGCTTGCAACCTTTGTCGAGCTACAGACAGTATTAGGCCCACATGACGCATACCAACTATGGGAAATCCACCGCATTGACCAACACAATAGGGCGCTCTGATGGCAACCGTAATTGATCAACTTGTCGTAAAGCTCGGGCTTGATGCCAGTGGCTTTAAGCAAGGCGAAAAAGACCTGAACACGTCTTTGGACAAGGCGCGCAAAGGTGCTGACAAAACAGCAAAACAGATGAAAGACAGTGGCAAAGATGCTGCTGCTTTCTTTGGCGAGCTGCAAAAGTCTGCACTCAAGTTCATGGCTGCACTTGCGGCTGGTCGAGGTCTGTACAACTTTGTGCAGAACACCATCAAAGGAGGTGCAAGCCTTCAGCGCCTAGCCACCAACCTCCAGACCACTACAGACAGTCTGCACCGTTGGGGTCAAGCTGTAAAGCAGAACGGCGGCACGGTCGAAGGATTTCAGTCAACCATACAAGGATTAAGCGCTGGCGTTACCGAGCTGATGCGCGGTGGCAATGAGAACTTGCGTGGTTTCCTGTCCACACTCGGCATTGGTCTGCAAGACGCATCCGGCAAAGCGAAGACCATGGAGCAGATTCTGCTTGATGTGTCTAGCGCCGTTGAGGGCGGAAAGCTTGGGCCAAGCCGAGCCAATCAGGTCAACTTTCTACAACAAATGGGCCTTGATGAAGGCACCATCAATTTGCTGCTGAAGGGCCGCAAAGCTGTCGAGCAAGCGCTGGCATCTCAGACCGGCTACAACGAATCCGACGCCAAGAAGGCTTTGGAGTACGAGCAGAAGTGGCTGCAAGCGCAAGAGAAGATCAACGGCTACATGCGCGAGCTTACTTACAAGCTCTTGCCGTCTGTTCTTCCTGCGATTGATGCTATTGGCACGGCCGTTAGCACCATGGCACCATTCGTTGCCAAGATGGTGGACGGCTTTGTCACGCTGAACGAAAAGACAGATGGATGGCTGGCAAACCTCTTGCTAGCCCTGGGGGCGGTTAAAGGCATTTCCATGCTGCTGCCTGCGGCTGCCGGCGGGTCCGCTGCGGCGGCTGGAGCAGGCGCAGCCGGTGGCGCGGCGGCTGGCGGTTTGCTTGGCCGTTTGTTCAAATTTGGCGCGGGTGGTGCAGCACTTACCTACAGCGGCGATCTGAACACAGGCGAAGCCGCAGAGCTTGCACGTCGCCGCACTATGGCTCCAACCATTGATGCAGGCCCGCGCCCAAGCTCTGAGCCAGCGCCGCATGCATCCACGAAGAAAACGCGCGCAGAGCGCAATTTCAACCCTGGCAACCTGAACTATGCAGGGCAAGCTGGTGCTACTTTGGAATCTGGGGGAGGCGCTAGGTTTGCCAAGTTTGCAAGCGAGGAAGAGGGTGTTGCGGCCCTCGTTCGTCAGCTTCGTCTGTATCAACAGCGAGGGATTGACACCATTGGCGAGATCGTCAAAAAGTACGCACCGCCAAACGAAAACGATACTCAGGCTTACATCGCATCCATGGCGCGCTGGACTGGCTTGAGTGCGGATGAAAAGCTGGACTTCAACGACACAGACACTGTACGTCGCATGGTCCAAGGAATCAGCCGCAAGGAAGGAAGATTCACTCCGCTGTCAGAAGGTCAAATCATGTCTGGCATTGGAATTGCCAACCAGCGTGCAGGACTGTCTGCGCCGACCATAACCACGGGAGACATTACAATTAACACACAAGCCACCGATGCATCCGGTATCGCACGAGATTTCCGGGCAGAACTTGTGGCGCAAGCTAACTCAGGAATGCGATGATGCTTGGAGTTCCAAATTTATTAAAAGGTGGCATCAAAGGAACTGCAGCAACGCTTTTAAGCAATGCTGTTGGAAAATTATTTGATTTCCTATTCCCTCCGCCAAAATGGGGTGTGTATCTGCCTGGCACCGCGAAAAAGGCAATTAATGTTTCTAGCGTTATTGCTATGGACATAAATTCAGCGGCTGACGTTTCAGATTACCTTATTGAAAAAGGTTCGTTTGTTTCATACAACAAGGTTGTTTTGCCTGATGTTTTTCAATTCAGAATTGTGCAGGATGGACGTGAGGCAGGGAGAACAAAATTACTAGATTGGCTTCAAAGATCAAAAGACGGGCTTGATGTATTTGATGTTGTTTGCCCAGAATTTGTTTATCCAAATGCAACATTGATTCGATATTCAATAAGAAGGTCAGCAGAACATGGAGCATCTATGGTTACAGCTGATTGCATCTTTCAACAAATAAGAGAGAAGCCAGCCAAATATTCTTCAAGCCAAACAGCCAAACCAGAAAACAAAAAAAGCACGCCTGTTGTTCAAGTAAATCCAGTTGTCTCAAAAGTTATTAAAGCTATTGATTTTGGTCCATTATGACTTTCTACACGATTCCTCTAAAGAATGTGCCGAGCCAACTATTGAATGTTGTATTGAATGGACAGCCATGCACGATTGAATTGAGGCAGCTGGATGGGCGTCAGTATTTCAGCCTTTCCATTAACGGCACGGTAATCTGCCAAAATATTCTTTTGGTAGACCGTTCGAGAATTGTTCGCGCGGCATACACCGGATTTATAGGCGACTTTGCCTCAATAGACACCCAGGGTAACGATGCTCCCGATTACACAGGATGGAACGCGCGATGGTTGCTAGCCTACAGCGACGACGCTTAAAGTTTGTTTTCCAGCTGGCTACAGGGTCGTTTGACCGTGTTGGTCAGCCAGATACCGTGGAGTTTGAGGACTTCCGGGCCGTGGTTGAAATCCAACTGCAGGGCGGAATGACGTTTCCTACAAGCCGCGCAACCATCTTCGGCATTTCGCGCGATGTGATGAATCGTCTAACCGCCATCAACTTTCTGAACTTGGAGTTCATGCGCAACAGCATGCGCATTGATGCCATGGACGATTACGGCCAATGGGTCACGGTGTTTTTTGGCGAGATATTCAGCGCTCAGCCGGACTACAACAGCATGCCTCAAGTACCTTTTGTGGTTGAGGCTCAATCTGGATTGCTTGGCATCCTTGCGCCAAAGAACCCGGCTACATACCCAGGATCTCGCAAAGTGTCCGAGATCATGGATGTTTTGGCAAAGGAAATGGGCCTGCGCCTGGAAAACAATCAAGTGGAAAGCGTTCTGGTCGATCAAACGCTAGCCGGAACCACCGCAGACAAAATCCGGCGCGTAGCAGAAGCTGCCAACATTGATTACTGGATTGCACCAGAAGAAGGCATCCTAGCGATCGCGCCAAAGAATTTTCCGCGAAAGAGCGATCCAATCCTTTTCAGCAAAGAAACAGGGATGATTGGCTACCCAAAGAAGATGCGCACAGGCATCGAGGTAAACGCTATCTTCAATCCTTCGCTCCGCAACGGATGCAAGATCAAGGTTGAAAGCGATGTTCCATCATGCAACGGCGAGTGGTATGCGCTCAATCAGACAATTTTGCTGTCTAGCGAACTTCCAGGCGGTCAGTGGCAAACAACCATTTTCGCATCGTCTCAACCATTTGCGACCAGCTACCGATGACAGTTGATACCCAGCAATACTTTGGCACAGCTTCTCGAATGTCCGATAAAACGGCGTTCGAGCAGTACAGCTTTTTGATCCTACAAGCAATGCTGAAAATGGAAACCAGCACGCCGGTTCGCGTGCTGTCTGTACAGTCATCCGGCGTTGCTCCTGTTGGATCGGTTACTGTGCGCGTATTGGTTGACCAGCTAACGGGCGACAATAAAACTCGACCGGGAGTGGAGATTCCAAACGTTCCGTATTTCAGGCTTCAGGGTGGTGCAAATGCCGTGATCATTGACCCAAAGCCTGGAGACATTGGCATGTGCAGCTTTGCTTCTCGCGATATATCAAGCGTCAAGTCAGCGCGCCAGTCAGCGCCTCCAGGCAGCTTGCGTCATCACGACTTCAGCGATGGTATGTATTTTGGAGGTTTCCTGAATGCGGCTCCTACCCAATACATTCACTTCACAGAATCAGGCATCGTCATTCACTCTCCTTATGCTGCTATGGTGAACGCGCCTCTAGCGATTGTGAATTCTGATGAAATTGAAATGAATGGCAACGTTACTATCGCCGGAAATTTGGTGGTTGACGGTTCCATGACCAACAATGGCAAAGATGTTGGAAGCACACATACGCACGGCGGGGTTGAAACAGGCGCAGGAAATACCGGAGTACCAAATTGACAACAACTCTTTACCTCGACCCTGAAACATGGGACTTGACCGTAGACGCTGCCAGATGCATTGCATTGGCGAGCCTGCCATATTCTGCGGCACAATCTGTTGCAAACGCAGCGCGCTTGTGGCGTGGCGAGGCTCCTTTTGCTATTGACCGTGGTATGCCATACCAAGAAATCGTCGGAAAGAATCCGCCTCGCCAGCTTTTGGCAAACTGGTATGAAACTGAAGCAGTTACCGTCCCTGATGTGGCTAGTGCGGTCGCAGTGCTAGAATTTGACCGAGACAATCGCGGGCTGACAGGCCAAATTCAATGCACCTTAAATGACGGAACAGTGATCAATGTCTAACACGCCATCTATTCAAATCACACCAACAGGCGTTGTTGTTCCGTCGGCTGTGGATATTCGCGCCGGAATCTTGGAGGATACCAATGATGCATTTGGCGGCGATCTAGATACTGTCACGCCATCTACCCCCCAAGCGTATTTGGCCGACAGTCTGACCGAAAACGTTCTTGGTGCAGATGCCGCCATTGCAAATGTCATTGCCATGGTCGATCCCGCCACATCAGAAGGTCGATTTCAAGATGCTATTGGTCGCATCTACTTCTTTGACCGAAAGGGTGCCACATCTTCGGTTGTTCAAGCTTTGTGCACCGGACAAGATGGCGTCACGATGCCAGCCGGTCAATTGGCACAAGATGACAATGGAAATATTTGGGTATCTGACAATGCAGGAACTTTTGATGCAACAGGTCAGGCTACTATTCAATTCTCATGCCAAGTAACAGGACCAATTGAGCTTGGAATTGGGGCGCTTACAAAGATTGCGCAGCTCTATCCTGGCTGGGATGCAATTACCAACCTATCTCCTGCTTCGGTAGGTAGCAATGTTGAATCGCGCGGCGCTTTTGAGATTCGACGCCAAGAGAGCATTGCAAAGAATGGCCGAGGTACTGTTCCTGCAATCCGCGCAGAAGTATGGAGCGTAGATGGCGTGATTGATGTATTTGCATACGACAACTTTACAAACGCACCTATACTTTATGGATCAACGAATTACAGCATAAATCCCAAATCGATTTATGTTGCTGTAGTTGGCGGTGCTGATAACGAAATCGCAGATGCTATTTGGCGTAAAAAAGACGGAGGATGTGGCTTGAATGGAAACACGGATGTGGTGGTTCAAGACACTGACGGCTACTCCTATCCTTACCCAGAGTACACAATCACATTTAACCGACCAACTTTGACTCCTGTGAAATTTTCGGTTCAGATTGCAAACAGCACAGCCTTGCCATCTACCATTATTCAAGATGTGAAGGATGCAATAACTGCTACGTTCACAGGAGAAAACGGAGCACAGCGCGCTCGAATTGGCGGAAAGATTTTTGCATCTAACTTTTATGCAGCTGTTGCACAAATAAGCCAAGCTGTTTCAATCATACAAATCAAAGTTGGATTTGTCACTGCAAATTTAGATTCTGTTGATATTGGAATTGATCAATCACCAACGATTGATGATGCTGACATTACGGTTACATTGGTATGAAACAATACGCAGCGTCACCTGTACTTAACAAATTGATTGAATATCGTTCTGGGTATTTTAGTCAATCATGGGTAACCAGTTTTTATAACATTGTTTGGAATGTAGACACAGCTCAAGGATTTGGTCTCGACATTTGGGGAAGAATTGTAGGTGTCGGGCGTGAGTTGCAAGTCCCTGCAGTTGTTCAAAACTTTGGATTTAATACAACTCCACAAAGTTATTATCCGTTTAATGAAGGAACTTTTTACGATGGACCTTCTGCAACACAGACATATAGGCTTTCTGATAATTCATATCGTGTATTGATTCTTGCCAAAGCTCTTTCTAATATTTCAGCGACAGATTGCAGATCATTAAACCGAGTAATTAACAATCTTTTTCCAAATCGTGGCCGCGCTTATGTCAACGACAACAGAGACATGAGCATAAGAATCACGTTTGAATTTTTTCTGCAGCCTTGGGAGCGAGCTGTTTTAACTGCAGCAGGCGTCATGCCTAGACCCGCAGGGGTCGCATTAAGTATTGCAGAAATACCTACACCAAATACATTTGGTTTTGCAGAAATGGGTTCAGGTGTAGCCCCTTTTGATTCCGGTACATTCCTAGCAGATGGAGCAGTAACAAATGCCAATTAGCATTCCTAAATTTTTTCAAAAAGCATTTGCCCAAAACGGCGGCAAACAAGATGTTCCAATTACAGGCGACACCAGCGGAGGCCGCGCCTCCTATGACACTGGTTTTCCTGCAATTACACGGATCCCAATTGTAGCGGGCGGCATTCCGCCATTTGGTACAGATTTCAATGGTGTTCTGTACGACCTGTCAATGGCAATTCAATATTTGCAATCAGGTGTTTCATTTCCATTTGATCAAGATTTTGCTGACGCTATTGGTGGTTATCGCATAAAAGCAATTGTTGCGGACCCTGCAGACCCGACAATTCTTTGGCAAAACAACAACGCAGATAATACGCTTCCTCCATCTGCGCCAAATGGATGGACGCAAGTATTTAGCCCTGCTGAACTTTTGCGTGATCCCACAAGCGCTTTGCGAGGCGCGCCTCTTCAGGCAACGCAGCCACAGGCGGAGGCCGGGACAAACAACGCCAACATGATGACTGCGCTTCGTGTTTTTCAGGCAATGTCTGCGGCGTCATCGCCTGTAATGGGGGTTTCGCAAACTTGGCAAAACCTCACAGGAAGCCGAACCAGTGGAGTAACCTACACCAATTCAACGACAAAACCAAGGTTTATTGTCATCACTAAAACAGGTACAGCAAGCTCTGGAACTTTGGAAATTGCTGGAGTCACCATTGGATCTTTATCATCTACTGCGATTTCCGATGTAATCTCCGCAGTTGTTCCCGTAGGAGCCACCTACAAATACACTGGAACAATTCTTAGCTGGACTGAACTGGGGTAAATAATGAAATATACAACTAAAGATGATGAAGTTTTTGCATATGACGATTCGCAAGAAAAGCTTTTCCAAGCGAATATCAAAAAAGGCCATTCCGAAATAACAGAGCAAGATGCTTTGCTGATCGCCAAAAACAAAACTGAGTCTGTTGTTCCAAATGTTGTGACTCGCGCTCAAGGCAAAGCAGCATTAATCCTTGCGAACAAATGGAATGGTGTGCTTGATTATGTAGAAAGCGTCAAAGACGCTAGCGAAAAATCTTTGTCTCTGGTTGCTTTGAATGACACTGTTGATTGGCATCGTGACAGTCCGTTTTTGAACTCTGCCGCTTCGGCGATTGGATTGACAGATAAAGACTTGGACGATTTGTTCATAGCTGCCAGCAAGATCATTCTGTAATGGAGTAGAAATTGCCTTGGCGAGACCCAAACAATTGGCTGCATGCCGAACTTCTTGCTCCGCTTCTGTCTTTTGTCTTGGCGCTTCTCCGGGCACTGTATGACGACAAAGAACCGCGCTGGATTCGCATCCTGACGGAAGCGGCTATATGCGGCATGATTACTTTGTCCGTTGGCTACGGTATTGATGCGTTGAAGCTTTCCGGCGAATGGAAGTACGCCTTAGCTGGGGCTATAGGCTTCTTGGGAGCCGACTACATTCGAACAATTGCAAAAAAGTTTATCGGTAAAAAAGTTGATCCAAAATGAAAGATCATGTTTTTAAGGCTGCCACGGCCATCTTGGCTTTGTGGTTGGTGTACGCCCTGTCGTCGGAAGACAGTCGCCTAGAAAAGCGCGTGATTGGCGTCACTGCACAATGCGTTGATGGAGCGTTCACCACGTCAAAACGTGGTCCTGGTGTTTGTTCTTCTCACGGAGGTGTCAAGCGATGGATCGAATCCAAGTGAAGCTTTGGGACATTCTGAAAAAGGAAGTCCGGCTTGCAAAGTTTTGGGGTTATGTGTTGCTTGGTGCGGGTCCTGAGATTTACACCGCTTTAGGCGCGCTAGGAGTGATTGGCGAGCTACCTGGCCCACTCAAGTGGACACTGCGCGTTCTGGCGGCAGCAGGCATTGCTTACCCAATCTTGAAGCAGAAGTATGCCAAGGAGAAAAAGAATGCCTGACTTGAAGAAGATATTGGCGGATGTCGTTGACCCAGCAATGAAGCTGCTTCCTTCAAATTTCGACAGCAAAGAAGCGCGCGTCATGTTGCTGGCGATGGCACTACAAGAAAGTCGTTTTGAGCATCGCCGCCAGCTAGTTGGTAGCCCTCCCAAGCCTACAGGCCCAGCCAAGAGCTTTTGGCAAGCTGAAATTGGTGGAGGCATGGTTCGCGGCGTTCGCCTGCACAAATCAACCTTGAAGATCGCAGCAGAGGTTTACAAAGCTCGGAATGTTGCGCCCAATGACGTAGATATTTGGAACGCCATTGAAAATGACGACGTGCTTGCGTGCGCTCTGGCTCGATTGCTTCTATGGACGGATCCCAATCCTTTGCCTGCGATTGGCAACGCTGAGCAAGCATGGCAGCTTTACCTGCGCGTTTGGCGTCCTGGCAAGCCTCATCGCGCTAGCTGGGACGCGTTGTACCGGCAATCTGTGGTGGCTGTCCAATGAACCCCATCCTTTTTTACATGGTGTTTGACCCATGGCTATTCTTTCGCCTGTCGTTCAACGACTGATTGCATATGCTGCAGCTGCGGCTTTTGTTTTTTCTGCTGGTTGGGTTGTGAACGGGTGGCGATGGGATGCCAAGCTTACCCGGGTGCAACAAGAGAACTCAGAGGCAAAAACGCGCGCCAGCGCAGCAGCACTGCATTCCTACACCTCAATGGAGAGAATCAAAGATGACGCCATCAAAGCCGCGCTTCGGCGCTCTGAATCCCATCAAGCTGCTGCTGCTGCCGCCGCTGCTTCTGCTGATCGGTTGCGCCAGCAACTCGCAAGTGTGCCCTCCCGTATTGCAAACGCTTCCCGCGCCGCCGTTGATGAGTACGCAGCAACCGCAGGAGAGCTACTCGGAGCGTGCACAGCGGAATATCAGTGGATGGCAGAACAAGCTGACCGACACAGCACTGATGCGCAAATGATTTTTGAAGCGTGGCCGAGACAACCAGAGAAAGGGCCTACACCATGACCATCCTTACATTCCCCTTGCAAGCGACAGACGCTGTAGCGCAGCAGATCGCCACGCCTGGTGGTGTTCCAAACGCATCCTATCTGTACATCGGATTCCAGTCAGCACCTAGCGCCGGCACGGTGCTGATTGAAGGCTTGCGCCCGGGTTCCACGACTTGGACGACGATCTACAACGGAACGGCATTCGGAGCACAGCGAATGTGCGACGGTGGGTACGGCCCGTTGCGCGTGACATTCATAGGTCTGACAGGTGGTTCCTCACCATCGTTGAGCATTGTGCCGGCGCAAACCGTGATGTTCCCTTCTGTGCTGTATACAGATGGAGGGTTTGGACCCTATTCGCGATTGCGCGTAGATGTTGACCAAACAAGTTTTTGGCAGGGATTGCAATACCGTAGCTTCCGAGAAATCAACATCCCAAGCGGTACTACCGAGGTAATCAAAGTTGTTGTTCCTGTGAACACGGTGCTTTTTGATGTTTCACTTACTTTGGATGCAAGCTCAGTCCGTTTGCGGACGCTAAGCGGAGGTACTGCGGGAGGCACGTTTGGCACAATATTGCCTGTTTTGCGAAAAAGCACCATGACGGACACACCTGTTATTCTGGCGCAGAACTCACTTTCCTCTGGAGGCACACACTCTGGAGGGTCGGACATTGATGTTATTCGGCTTGTTGTTGCAGGAGCAACGGCTCAGCAATCCAGCGTTGGTAGCAAGCCATATGACCAGCGCGGCGTAGGCCCAGGAACTTACTATTGGAGGCTTGAGAACATCGGTAATGCGGCAGCTACTGGTGTATTTTCTTGTTGGTGGGAAGAGCGTCCATAAAGAAAGCCCCTTGCGGGGCTTTTTGATCACTCGCCTTTTGCTAGCTGTCTGGCTAAGGCGGTGTATTTTTTCTTGATGGCCTTCAGTTCTTCAATGGTGTACTTCTTCACCGACTGATCGGCCTCAAGAGCTTCCACCGCTTCAAGGCCAATTCTGGCGATCAGGCCCAAGCGGTAGTCCACCGCGCGCCCTGCACCCCATCGGTTGCAGACTTTTCGCTGTGCGTGCGCATTGCGTTCATCAAAGCGAAGATGCGGCGCGCTCCCGACAGATCGAAAGTGTCCGCAATCGTATGCCCCGCCTACATCACCAGATCGGAGTGGCTGACCGCAGCAAATGCAGGGTTGGCCTGCATCTCGCGCCCGAATGTAGGCATTGAATGCTGTCTGTGCTTCCTTCGTCCAGTCGCGCGCGGTCTTTAGCTTCTCCTTGCGCTCTCGGTCAACTTTGCGCTGATGCTTGGCTTCCGCCTTTTGCGCGCGCTCTCGCTTTGACTTGGCGATGTTGAGCGCGCATAGGGTTGAACATGCAGTCTGCAGTGGCCGCGAAGGCGTGAACGGATCTCCGCAGCCCTTGCACTTTTTCTCTTTCAAGGCATGGCCTTTCCGATGGCGGCGGCGGAGCGGACGATGGCGCGGCCATGATTTTCTGTGAACCCATTGGCTGCACGAAACGCCTTGACTGTGCGCTCTGCTTCTTGGATGTCTACAAACAAACCGAGATGGTGATGCTTCCCGTTAACACTCGCCTGGGCAACCCACTTCTCGCGCTGTTTATGCCAACAAACTCCTGGAATACCAGACGTATTGGTGCTTTTGCGCGTGCCATTTCTTTGATTCAGTTCCTTAGGAACATCGCGCAGGTTTGCCATGCGATTGTCGAGCTTGTTTTGGTTGATATGGTCAATTTCCCAATGCGGTGGATGACCATAAACAATGAACCATGCAAGACGGTGCGTGCGAACCTTGAACGTAGAACCCGATCCGAATCGAAAAGAAATTCGACGATATCCCTTGTCATCAATCGTGCCGCACTCTTTGCCCGCGTATCTTGAATTCCATCTTGCTGCGTCATTTTCTCCATCAGGCTTCCGCAGCCAAGTCATAGACCCAGTATCAGCGTCGTAGCTGACCGCCTTGGCCGCCATTTCCAACAATTCACGGTCGTTCATTCCATCTCCTTCATTCGTTGATATTCGGCCTTGACTTCCTCATGCGCGCGCCGCCAGTCATCGCCGAACATCGCGCGCAGGGCGTTGCGATACCCGGGTGTCAAGGCGTCGGCTTGCATGGACGCGTGGTAGCTCGGGCCATGGGCTAGCGCGCGCACTTGACAACCTCGGCAGTTGGCATGAAACCCAGGCCAGTGCTTTTGGTTCTGAGCTTGCGCGCAGTCCAAACAACCTGCAATGCGTGAAAGTTTCATGCTAGCTTCTCCAGTATCAGCCACGCGATAAAAGGCGATGATGGTAACAATGCGCACATAGCGCCTAGGATTGCTGGGTGCATTTCACTCTCCCTGCTTGGCTGCTTGGGTGGCGCGCTCGGGGCAGTTTTTTGGTGGCGCTTTATCGCCATCGATGTTGATCCCGTAATCTGGTCGCTTTGGGTGGCGGCAGAACCAGTACACATGGGCCGGGGTGCTGGTGAATGGGCAGTCGTGCTCGCGGACGTTGTTGGTAGCGTGCGGGCAATGTCTGCACTTTGAAACTTCATGGACAACAGTAACTTGCATCACGCACCCCCTTGCTTGGCTTGGGCTGCAAGGGCGGCGAAGAAAATAGCACGCGCCTTTTTCCGCATGTCTTCCCGGCCTTGCTCCGGCATGTGATCCCATGGGTAGTCGAACAATTCCGCAATGACCTGTGCCACGCGGTCTGTTGCCTGCGCATCCATTTCCCGCTTCAGCGCCTCGTTCTCGGCGTGCAGGCGGCGCAGTTCTGCGGCTGCTCGGTGACATCTGTTTGCTTCCAAATTTTCAGCCAAGCGCAGCGCCTCTGGTTGTTGATCTGTCATTTCATTTCCTTCAGAATAAATTTAACGCTTTCTTCCACGCTTGGATGCCTCATCCTTCCATTGCGCACGCTTCCTTTGCCTAGATATTCTTGCGCTTGTTACGTCATATCCAACACTGATAGACGACTCATCTATGCGATGAACTGAAGTGATCGCAAGGATTTCTGTCACCACGCGCTCAAATAGTTTTCTCTTACGCATTAAGTCGCCCTTTCATCATCAATCGTATTGATATCAACGCCAACTGACTTAAGCAGCTTTTCGTCGCAATACTTCCTCATCCATACAGGAATGTCTTTCTTGCTTCGAGCCAAAACCGTTCGGTCAAGGCTTTCATCATCAATCCGCTTCATAGCCAGCCCCACCAGCTTTAAATAATCACGCCCACACGCCAAGAAAGTAGCACGGTATGGCGAGAAATCCGGAAATAGCCCCTGACACTAATGTATACAACGCCACTCCTAAAAACGCGCTGAAGTCACGATGAACAATTGAAAAAACAAGGGCTGGAGCGCACGCAAACGCAAAAAGTGCAGACATTCCCGTGAATGCAACGAATGGCACCAAGAACAATAATTGCAATCCGTTCATTTCTTTTCCTTGTTTATCCACTTCATGGCTAGGATGATGCTCAGTGGCAGAGCCTCCCGTTTCAATAGCCGCGCATACGTCCTACGGCTCACCCCCAAAGCAGCAGCAGCCGTGTCGTAGGTGAAGCCGTGGCGCGCTTGCCAGTCACGCAGGGTCATGGCATCGCACTCCTTTATGTGTAAGCCCCGTGGGGCTTGGCGGTTAGTTGTCTTCATCATCATCCAAGTCTTCTCGGATTGACCATTGATGAGAGTAAATCCAGATAGTGGCACTATGCCCTGATACGTCTAGCCTGCCTCCATCAAAGCTAAAGCTCAAAGCACCATCGTGCTCAAACCGAGCAAGCACCACTTCGCCGCCATGCTCTCTGTATGCGTCATCACCCCAATCAACTACTTTGTACTTTGCCATCTTTACCTCTCATCGCGGCTATGCGTTATTGCTGTGCCTATGGATGAAGTGTAATGCCACTTTGGCACCGATGCAATGGGTTTTTTCGCAATCCGACAGACGGCATGAAAAAACCCGCCGAAGCGGGTCTTGTTACTTTGCGTCCTCTTTGGCAAATTCCTTGCCTACTGACTGCGGGATGCCTAGGGTGCTCTCACCATGCGCGGCGGCCTGCATCGCGCGCCTTTGTGCTTCGCTGACGCTCTTGTCTGTGGCTGGCGCTTCGTCTGTCAGGCCCAGCGCGCCAGCCATCTCTGCATCCGGGTCTTGACCTTCATCCACAAATGGCGCCTCCGACACGTCAATGCCGGCGTATCCGCTTTCGGCGTCCGAAGAGATGCGTTCGCGCACTTCCTCTGGAGCAAGCACGCCACGGTCAACGTAGGTCGCGTCGGCGTTGGCGTTGTTCACGCGAATCTCGCTCAACTCCTTGGCGGTCACTTGCCACAACGGGTTGTACTTCCAGCTAATAGTGGGATCAATCTCGCCCCACAGGCTGAGCTGAATCACCTTGATGCAGGTGTCCAGCGGATCCTTCCACACGCTTTCCTGCAAGCTGCTGATCCAGTCGTAGAACACGCGGATTTCACCATCGCTGGATGCGTTGAGTCCGCTCGGGCTGATGCCGGTCAGGATCATTGCTGGCATGCGGGACACGACGCAAAGCTGCTCTAGGGCCTGGCCTTGCAGGTCGGATAGGCCGGACAGCGGGGTATTGAGCTGCACAAGCTCTTCGCCCTCTTGGTCCAGCATCATCAGACCCTTATTTGACCGGTACAGCGTGAACAAATCTGCGCGCGCCGCCAGGTCAGTGCCGTCGCAACTGCCTTGCAACACGTTCTGCATGTTGGTTTTCAGCGCCGTGATGGAGAAGTTATTCACAAGATCGCTAATGCTCTGGCGTGTGCGCAGCCAGTTATCCACATACCTCTCTGCAAGTTGAGACAGGCTCATTCCGCTGAAGTTGTATGCGGGCTTTAGCATGTCGGGCAGCGGGCGGCTGATGATGGTCAGCAAGCGCGATGCGTGGTACTTCTTGCCCAGAACGAACCACGACCGAGGTTTGTAGAAGTCCGGCGCGGTTGGGTCAATGGCGTTGTACTCGTTGGGAGTAGACCACATAGGCTCAACGCACGAGAAACGCTCCAGGCTTCCTTTGGGAACCGTGTTTGGCGACAGAACCAGTGGATATTCAGGGTCTTGGTTCTTGAGCGTGATAGCAATCTGCGCACGCCCAAAGAAACAATCGTGCTGTGCGGCCAGTTTGAATACGTTCTTCAGTCCCAGCCGGTCGATTTCCTTCTTTAGCTCCTCGATTCGTTCATTGTCCTGGTTGGCATCCGTGCCTTTCTCGTTGTTTCCGCCATTAGCGCCACAAAAACTTATCCACTCGCGCGTAAGCTCCCCGGCCATAGCATCAGCAAAGGCGCGGTACTCGGGGCGCGTTGCGAGCTGGGCTAGGTATGGGTAGCCTGGAAACGGCTGAAACCCTGCGCCATTGCACCCTTGCTGCGCATAGGCATAAATGTCCGCGCACGAATCCATCGCCACCGCAGGCTTCTCACCATCCGGCACCACGCCTTTAGGCAACACTGGCGCGCTTAAAAGATAGCTCTTTGGCGTCATACTCTCCCGCGCCTTATCCGCAGCACGGCGCAGCGCCAATCCTGCATCCATAGCGACTGTTTGATTTTGCGCAACTGGCGCGGGCTGGCGTGTGTAGGGTTTGCGTCGTTTTGGCACTGATGGCTCCATAGCGTAACTGGTTGAATTCTATCGCCTACCTGCGGCAGCGAGCGCGGCGGGACTGATTCGCATTGGCCCGCGCCCGTGCACCATATCAGCCACTGCATCCATCATGGGGTCAATCTGGTCGTCATGGGTGCCTGACGGGAATTGCGCAGCCTCGGTGATGAAGTCAGACAACCAAGGTGCATCTGATGGAAGATACACCGCGCCCGCCGCGATTGTTGGCAGAACGTCCATAGCGCGCGTCACCTTATCAGTGCTGCGCTTGATCCCCTTCACAGGGACGTTTTCTCGCTTGAGCGTTTGAATCAAGCCCGTGCCGGATACTTTGTCCTCGATGGCAAACTCACGCAGCGCGCTGCCTTCAATAGCTTTGTGCTTTCGCCAAAATGCGCGCGCATGGGTAAGCAGGTCAGGCGCTTCCCACTTCCCCCGGATTTGGTCAATCAGATAAGCCGCGCCTTGGCCGTCATAGCCCCACACTTGCAGCACGCTAAAGTCATTTTGCTCATTGGTCTTTTGCGCAGTGTCGGCAAACATCTTGCGGTATTGGAGCTTTGGCAGCGCGTCGTAATAACGCCAATCTCCAGTTTTGAACAAGTTTCCACCCAGCGCCACCGGGCTTTGCTGATACATCGCTGACCAAAAGTAATCGCCAAGCGTGGTCTTGGTTTCAAGCAACTTGTCGATTGGGTGAAGCTCTGGCACCAGGGCTTGGCCGTCATCGCTGATCGCCTTGAACGCAAGAACCTTTGCCTTAGGGTTTTTCTCAATCACTTTCCCCGACAAGTCATCAGTAGCCCAGCGCGTTGCCATGATGATCTGCCCGCTGTTCTTTGACAGTCGCGTCATGAAAGTTGAGGTGTACCAATTCCAAATGCCGTCCTTGACGGTTTGCGACAGGGCCTCTTTGGAATTTTTTATTGGGTCATCGATGATGCCGCAGTTGTGGACTAGCACGCCATTTGCAAAGAAGTTTGAATCGCCTTCTACTTGAATATCGTAAACAGTCGCGCTTTTTCGGGATGGCTTGCACTCAATGACTTTTGAGTTGTACACCCCTTGCTCATCAATGCACAAAAGCCTGCTGCCAGGCTTTGCTTTTTTTGCTTCGGTGTAACTGCCATTTATGTAGATTTTGTGCTCCTCCGTGCATTCAATTTCTTTCCCGCACGAAGTAACAATCCGCAAAATGTTTTTTGCTTCTATCTCTCTGAAAGCAAGTAGGCGACCGAATGATGGGTTTCGGCCATCAAATGACCTAACGCGCACATTGCCCACCAGTTTAGACATCGCCTCGATAGGCACGTCACCGGAATCAGTCTTAATCATGGTGCCAGCCACAAAGCAATCCAAGCGCTTCCCAGTGAGGGGGCCACCTACGCCTTGGCTGACATACACACCCTTGTGCCCCATTATTTCAAAGGTGTCGCTGTTTCGCTTGGCTTCCATTTCCACGGTAACGACGCGCTTTTGGTTGAGCGCGGACGCTGGGAATAGCCGTTTGTATTCTTCGCCCAACATTATGCGCTGAACGTCTCGGTTCATGTCGCTGGCCAGGTCTTTCGCGTATGACAGACCACCGACGCGCAGGTCTGGGTATTTTCCAAACATGTACGCAGGCAAATAGCGGCTGACGATCTGGCTCTTACCGTGCTGGGGCGGAGCGCCAAGAACCAACACAGGGCGCAACCCTTCCGCCATGTCAATCAGGAACTGATCCAAAGCCGCGCACACCTCACGCGAGAAGTCGCTGACCACATATTCCGGGTCGAGGTAGCAGATAAAGTCTTGCAGGTTGCTTCGCGCTTTTCTGCGATTCAAAAGCTCTTGCGCGGCCTTAGCCCTCAGCGACAAGTTTTGCGAGTTGTTCATCAGTCAAATCAGAAACTACGACTACAGGCTTGGGACTCATGCTGCCGTCAGTGCTGGTGTGGTCGGTTGTCACGCGGTCTCCATATCGCTTGGGATCCCACTTCGCCAGCAGCTTGAGGCGGGTTTCAATTCTCAGCTTGGATCGCTGTACATGCTCTCCGTTCAAAACGTATCCTGCGTCACCATCATCGCCTTGGCGCTCCATCCAGTCATTTCGGGCATCGTCAGCAATCTCCAGGCATTCGTCCGCAATCACGTCAAAGCCGAGTAAACGCGCGCGCGCGATGGCTTCGGCTAACTCTGGCCGGGCATTCACCCAGTCATACCAAGTCGTAACCCCAATTTTCATTTCTCTCAGCACTGGGGCCAGCGGTTCGCCATTTGATACGCGCATTACCACTTCGTCCGCTTTCTCTTGCGTGAAGGTCGATTGCGCGCCGCGTGGGCGCTTGGTGTTAGCTTGTTGATGGTTGGTTAGCTTGTCGGCCAGTGCCTGCTGTTCAGGTGTTAGTGCCATCTATCAATTCTCCTTTGCCCCCGCTGTGCCAAAGAACTGCTCCAGCTTGAAGCCATACAGGTCGCATAGTATCTTCATCGCGGCTCTTGCTTTTTCTGCTTCATCTTGAAAGATATGACCATCCGCATCAATCCATCCTTTGATGCTGCCAAGTGCTATTTCCACCGCCTCGCGCGTTGTCAGTTGAATCTGTGTCATTTCTCTACTTTCGCTGGTCGCTTGGTTAACGAAATCATCCAATGCAGGTTGCAACGGATTGATGCGCGCTCGATGTTCGTCCAAATCTCTGACGCCATCTTAGGAAGCCATTCGCGCTCTGTACGTTCTGGTCTTTGACTGTGCCACCACCAGACGCCCGAAGCGTCTCTTGCCGCCCATCGCGCCCAATCAGGCGCATTGCTCCAATCAATTGGCGGCGTCATTTCTCGTCCTTATCTGCTACAGGCTTCATCGCCCGGATGCGCTGCGCGAACATAGAGCCTCTGTAGGCTTCGGATTGCTCGCACTCGGTGGCTGCACGCTCGAGAACCATGCTAATCAATGCATGAATGTCTGGCGTGATGCGCACGCCTTCTACCCACACATGCATTTGCTGATTCCTGTCTGGATAGACCTCAAACTCTGCTTCTCGCGCCATCTGTAGCGCATCAATTGGCTGTGTCATTCCGCATCCTCCTGCTCCGGTCTTTCGCCAAAAATTTCGCGCAACTTTCGTTCGACTGCTGCCTCAGCTTTGTTTAGGTCAGAAAGCGCCTCGCTCATCTTCTCTTCGCTTGCTGAACCGTATGCAATGCCGTAGCAAGCCACGTCAATTACCATCCCCATCAATTCATTGATCTTTTCTTCTTGCGTCATTGCTGCTCCTTGGAGAGGGCGCGGATGGCGATAGAGCATTCAAGTGCGGATTCCTTTGCGCCCACAAATCTCAAAAAGTCTTCATCAGCCCAATCATTTTTGGCTAATTGTCCATGCCGTCCAGCAATCGCGGCGCACTCAAATGCCGCGCGCTCCAGCGCGGCTTGCTCGACCAGCGCGGCGAATCGTTCAAACTTTTCCGACGAATCATCGCCACCGATCACATCAATCCCGAATCGGATTTGACCTTTGCGCTCATGGGTTTCAATGCCAGCCTTGCGGGCCAACTCAATCACTTGTTCTCGCTTCATTCCATCCTCCTGTGTTTCACTCGGTCGCGCTGTACATTTTAGGCCAGCCGCGCGCCTCAATCTTCCCGCTGGAAGTCATGTTGCGAAGGACTGGGCCTAGCGCGGCTAGGTTGATGCCGATTCGCTCGGACAGTTGCTTGTACGTGTGAGGCCCTTCGTTCTTCAGCACGTACTCGACTGCGATGCATAGCGCCTCGTACTTCCACATCGGTCGCCGTTCCTTTGTAGTCATGGCGCTACCTTGATTCCATGAGCTGCCAGCAGCTCGCGCACTTGCTGCTCGGTGTAGACAGACTTGTAGTTTTCGACCATCCATGCCTTTTCTTTCTTCGTACAAGCATTCATTGTCCGTTTGAAATTTTCAGGCGAATTTACCAATCCGTCCTTCCCAATGTAAGCAACTGGCTCCGGCATCTGCACTGGTGCTGCAAGTAATTGATCTTGTTTGGATATCGGGATTCCGATATCCGCCTCTGGTGGCTGGGGCGCGGCGGCGTGCGCATCCTCCGCAGTGGCGTAGCAGTCGCAAAGCATGCGCGCCTGTTTCGTGTCTGTGCCTTCGTACACCAGCCGCACAAAGACGCGGTGCAGGCGCTTGCTGCCCTTCAAGTCGCCCCAAACATAGTAGCCAGTCACGATGCAGGCATGTGCGTCGTCGTCGCGCCCGTGGCGGATGAACACACGGCTTCCAATCGGTGGCAGGCAATCGCCGTGCACGGGCTCAATCTGAGGCACTGGCGCTGCTGGAGCGCGGCGCGCTGCTCGCCATGCGGCCACAAATCCAATGAATTTGTGGTCAAAGTTCTGAGCGTCCCATGCACCAAACTCTGTAGGGCAATAACCGCGCTCCGTCCAAGTGCAACCCCGTGGCATCGGGCCGAAGATTGCTTCAAATTCCGCGCGCATAGCCTCAAACTCTGCGCGCTCTGCGTCTGTGTGATGTGTCATTGTCCAAACTCCCCCATGAAAGATTCCATGCATTCCCATCGCCTTTCAGGCGTCAGGGAAGGCCACAAGATTGCCTGCGCGTGCTGACACCACAGAAAGGCGTCAACGTCGCTGTGCAGGGCTGAAAACTCAGCTTCGTCCATGCTGTCGAAGTCCATGCTTCGAGGGATCGCGCATGGCTTGCCGTCAGTACCTGGCACGAAGTCCGCATACCCCGCGCCCATGATGACCCAGGCGCGCAGCTTGTCCAGCTCAGTGAACGTTTCCGTTCGTTCTAGCAGGCGCGACAGCTTGGCAAAAAACAGGCCGTGGTGCTTCATGCTGCGCGGCAGTCGGAAGTTGAAAGCCAGCGTCTCGCCGGGCTTCAAGTTTGCGACAGCTCCCTTGAACTTCGCATACGCCTTCTGCCCTTTCTCATCCAAGGCGCACAGCTTGCCGTCTTGGCCTTTGGTTAGGACTAGCTTGGTCATGGCTTCGCCATCTGTGATGCCAGTGCATGCAGGCGTTGATCTGCTTTTGTCAGCACTTCCAGCAACGCGCGCTTCTCTGCCAGGTAGGTGACGGCAAACTTTGGATCGTGCATCACGATGCTGCTGGTGTTGCTGATCAGGTCGGCGCACTTGATGGTCTGCACCCATCCAGGAGCATCTGCCAAACGCGCGCGACTTGCGGCCTTGCGTTCAGCGCGGTTGCCAACTTCCATATCGGACAGCAACACCACGCCGCGCACAACATGATCAATCCCCGACAGGCTGCATCCCTGAAGGACTCCATGCAACTGGTGCATGGTCACGCCTTGATCTTCGATGCAGTCATGCAGCCATGCGGTGGCAACTAGCACTTCGGGGTCAATCTGATCCCAGTAAGTAACGGCAGCCACGATGCCAGCAACTTCGGCCAAATGGTCTGTGTACGGGTTGCCGGTGTACTTGCGCTTCTGCTCCTTGTGAACTTTGCGCGCAAACTGCATTGCTTTGAATGCGAGACTCATACTTTCTCCTTCTCTTTCACATCCAGCTTCACCACTTTTTTGCCTGCGCTCAGGATGTAGTTTTTGCAGCCCTGTAGGAATCGCTCAAACGTCGCGCGGTCTACGCACTGGCGTTGCAGGTCGTGGTACTCGTAAACGTCTTGCAGCGCGGTTAAGCCTTCATCAGTCATTGCCATGACGCCAGTCTGTTCAAACTGTCTCGCGGCATCAACCAGATAGCTATGCAGCCGGTCTGTCGCCTCCAATGCCTCCGGCCCAACCCCGCGCCGCCCCATGTACTCCGTCAGGTTCATGATGTCAACGGCATGGCGGTAGTCTGTCAGAGTGGCTCGCTGCTCACGGAAGGCCAACAGCATATTTGCATCCACGGCGCGCAACTTTTCCAACATCTCGCCATCGATCATGGTCACGCCCTTGGTGACGTAATCCATCAGATCAGCCATCAGTGGTCGAACCTTGCGCCGGCACTTCTTGCGAGTCATGGCTCCTCCTTGCGCGCAGCGTTGATGGCTACATCTAGCTCAACGTCAGAGGGTGCAGAAGGATACAACGCACGCATCGTCTCATGACGTAACCGATACTGCTCCGAACCATTTCGCAGCACTTTGACCTTGGAACGCAACAACATTTCGCGCTCCAAACTCATGCCAATAATTCGGCACTGCTCTTTTATTTCGGATTGCATTGCGTCGTTCTCTGCTAGTAGCTGTCGGAGCATGGCGGCAGCATCTGCACCTTTTACCCAGTTTTCACACCACTGCGCTTCTGCTTCAATTTGTTCTTTGGTGTATTTCATTTCATCCCCCAATGTCATCTTCTGGAAAGGCTGTTACTTCAGCGTAGTCGGCAGGCTTTGGTCCGTCGTTCATCGACTGAATGATGTACTCGGCTGCCCACAGTCGGCGCGCCAGTAGATTGGTGTTGACAGCGCGATTCTTCTTCTGCGCATCCACCAACTCACCGATGCACGTCTCAATGTGAAGCATCGCGCTGATCTGAGCCTTTTTTGCTTCACTCAACATGCTTCACCTCAACCTGCCACGGCGCGCGGCCTTCGCACATTGCAATCAGCATTTCAAGTTGCGCGTCCCAGGCTGCGGCCCTGGCTGCGTCCCTGGCTGCGGCCAAGGCTGCGTCCCAGGCTGCGGCCAAGGCTGCGGCCAAGGCTGCGTCCCAGGCTGCGGCCAAGGCTGCGTCAAACTCTTCATCACTTGCATTGCCATTAGCATGGCGCTCTGCAACATCCAATGCTGCAATGCTTCGCTCATCTGTCATCAAGTGCTGCACTTGGCGCGCGCACCAGACCGCGAACAGCCGCGCATCCCGGTCAACGCCTTGAATGCATCGCAGCGTCCACAGCGCATCATCCAATCCGTTGTTGCGCGCAATGTCAGCCAGAAGAATAGGCGCGTCGTGCTTGAATCGGATGTGCGTTTCTCGCTCGCTATCTGCATCCGTGAATGCCTTACCTTGCAGCATGCGCACGACTTTGTTGTATCCGTTGACGCATGCGCCGTGCTTGCGGAGGTCTGCGAGGGTGACTTGAAATTTGCTCATGGTGTTTTTTTCGCGTTATTTGGACATTGCTTTAATTTCAGACCAAGCCTTTGCTAGTGCTTCAATCTGCGCGGTGCTCAGCTTGAGCCGGTGCAGCGGGCGGTCGATGAGGTCATCCGTCGCCTGCGCGGCTGCACGGTAGCGCGCCTGCTCCTCGACCTGGGCGGCATGTTCGGCCTGCATTTCCTCGCTTGCGATAGCGGCGCGTGTGTAGTCCCTACCGACCACCCTGAGGTCTTCTAGGCGGACGCGGATTTCTCCGCGCTGGCTTGCCGCGATGGCCTGCGTTGGCGTCACGCGGCTGACGGTCCAGAGCGAGTGCGTCACTTCCGGGTAGTAGCTCAATGGGTTGCGCTCGCTCAGGGCCAGAACTGTGCCTGGGCAGATGTCGGGGTTGTTGCTCATGGTGTTTCCTGTAGTTGGTGCGCCAATCTTATTGACGCAACCTTTCAATAACCTGACAGCTTTGCTTTGGTCGGGTTATTTCTTCATCAGTTGGGTAAACATGCCGCAAGCAGGCTTGGGAAGGTAAAGACAGTCCGGATGCACGCACAAAGGCTTTGCGCAAATTGGCTTGATGTGATGACCTCGCTTCACTGCGCGCCCGGTCAGCTCTGCAACTGCGCGCGGGACAAACACATTGATGCGCTTACCATCTTCGCCGCGCGTTGCCCAGTATGGGCGTGCGTTGCCGATAGTGCCGCGCGACCAAATCCAGCAACCGTCCTTGTCGATTTCGCAACGGGCCTTGATGGTGTCCAGTGTGATGATGGCCGTGGTGTAGGTCATGGCTGCCATCCTTCAATCGTGTCGCGTGCCATCTTCAACACCGTAGGGCTGATCTTCTCGCCGCCCTGGTGGCGCGCGATGATCTTTGGAGCCCATTCCTTTGGGTTGTAGCGGTGCTTTTGCATTGCCTCCTTGACCTTCACTTGCTTTGCGATTTCCTCCGCCATACGCAGTGGATCAACCTTTGGTGCTTCTAGACGTGGCATTTCCTTTTTCGGCGCAGAACGGCACAAATCACGGAACGCCAAAACGCTTGGAACTTTCTCGGTTAGCTTGTCCAGCGCATAGGCAATATCGTCCACGTCAAAACCTGATAGGTAATCCCCCCAGGTTGTCTTTACGTCGTTCAAAGGGGCCGTACCCATCGCGCGGTCCCAAGACGCGCCATAGACCGCATTCAGTCGGTCAAAGAGGCGATCAATCACCTGCGCGTCAACCATCCTTTTCATTGCATACCTCCAATCAGAACTTGGCTTGATACCTCAATGGCGTCGAGCTCAATCGTTTTCCCAGCGGATTGGCGAACCTTCTCCATCTCAGGATGCTTGCGCCCAGTCATTTCCTCCCATCTCAGCCATCCGGCTTCGCGCTCTTGCTGGGCAAAAGACTTTGCCGCCGGCTGGTTTCGCGCCGTGGCTTTAGGCTTGGAAAGCTGCTTCGCAAGATCGCGCGCCTCTTCCTCCTCCTTCTGCAAGATGCCAATCGCGTAGCTGAACGTCTTTTGCTTGTCTAATGCCTTCTGGCACGCAGCCAAAACCTGCTCAACAGTCACCCCCGCATGCAGCAGCGCGTTGAGCTTCGGGTGTCCTGGGTTTACCAATCCAATGCCTGTCTGCTTTATAGCCTTGCACACCACGCCTGACAGCGGATGGCTGCTTGTTGCAGTTTGAACAGGAAGCTCATGCGGCTCTGGCAAGTCATCGCGCGCGACACCAGAAGCGAATGCTTCTGTGTGTGTGGTTCTTGGTTCTTGGTTAGTGGTTAGTGGTTCTTGGTTAGGTGGCGGTTCGTTTACGACTGGTGCACGTTTCGTGCTTTTTTCTCTACGTTTCGCCTCACGCTCTTGCGCTATTCGTTTGTTGTTTTGTGACTTCTCGTGGTACTCCGCCAGTTCTTCTTGAATCCTGTTCTGAACAAATCGACCATCAACTAGGTGGAAGAACTTGGACAAAACAAAGTCCACGGCCTCTATTTCAGCGGTAGAACTAGCCCAAAGCCAGTCGATCGCCTCTTCTCTGGTGGGGAACTGTTCACGGTCGTAGCACGCATCTAGCAAGAGCGTGTACGCTCCGTGCTGTAGCATGGTCAGGCGACCTGCCTTCTTGGCATAGTCGCCAATGTTTCGCTTGTAGTAATGCATTAGATCGCGCCTTCACTAACCAGGCGCTCGATCACCCAGGCTTCACCAGCAGTGGTGAACAGTGGCTGGGAATATCCAAGCTCGGTTTGCTTGAGTTCCCCATAGCCCTTGTCAATAAACCATTGCTTGAACACCCTGGCGCGCTTGACGTTCTTGCTGTACACGTCAAAAGCATCGAGCATCTTGTTCATGGCAAGTGCAGACATGCCAATCTTCTGCGCCACCTGAGTGGCTGTCATAAGCGTGGCGCGCTCCACAACCTTGTCGAAGAACTGGACCTTCGGCGCGGCCAACTGTAGAGCGTGCTGCGCCTTCTGCTTTTCTTCAAACTCAATAGCCCAGGCTCGCGCAGCTTCTGCGGGATTTGTGAAATCTGGCAACAATGCAATTGGCGATTGATTAGATTCAAGCTCTTGCCAACGCTTGACAACTCGCATGCGCGCTGCGGCGTCATAGCCAAGCAGCAACGTCAAGCTAGTTTCCTTGTCCAGCTCATACTGTGGATACTGCTGGTCATTGACTGCAATGTAAGTGCTTGATTTGCAAACAAAACGCAAGTCTGCGTTCTGCAGTTCTATGCACATTGCGCGAATGTCACGCATAACATCTGCATGACGCTTCCCAGTCAGCTCGGCAATCTCGCGGCTAGACATGGTGACGGCATTGCCCGCCGTCAGGGTTAGGCTGTTTTGCATAAGTGCTCCACGCCTTGATAACTGCCCCACGGTTTCCCGTTGGCCTACCCCGCTACAGATCGAGGCGGGGCAGTTATCAAGACATTCTATAGACGGAATCCCACCGGCCAAGATGGGTGCGCACCGGCCAGATGCGCAGCTACATTTTACCTGATTGCGCCATCCTGTAGCGCATCAAACATGTCGATGGTGAATGTGTCGCGCTCGAATTCTGGTTGGTCAGCGCGCCGGGGTTTGCTCTTGCGGGCTGCTTTGCTTTTGGGTGGTTTGGCTGATGGAATGCCAACCTTCGCGCCGCAGCTAGGCCCTATTGGCTTGCCCTGGTAGGTCAGCCGCACCTCAGACAAGGCGCGGCCACACTTGCAGCAGCGCGCCATGTCAGTCGGCCTCTGGGGTGCGGAAGCGGATTTTCAGAATGTAGGCGCCTGGGATAGATTGCTTTCTTTCCTGTGCATTCTCTTTGCACCCATAGGTTCCTACAGGTGTTGGCAATGAGTAGTTTGGGTCCATCACCACATACCGCGTCACCCTGCGGTTGCCGCGCGCCTTGGGCTTAGGCTCTGGAGCTGGCTTCGCGTTCGGGTCGGAGGATAGGCCGCGCCAGCGAAGAACAGTGCAGTTTGTGTACCCTTCATCACGAGATTCGGCATGAAGTGGCGATTGTGAAATGAATCCCCAATCACTTCCATCCCAATAGCTGAAGTCTTTATCAGGACCACCGCCTAAATCAACCTCGTAGGCCCCAGGCTCCCAAGGCTTCTGCTCAGACAGGTTGAACCAGTCAGTTAGGTTTTGTGTGGTCATGGTTAGTCCGCCTTTTGTGTTTGTTGAAGTCGATTCGCAACCTGTTGTGCATAGCCTGCAATGTCTAACCAAGAATCTGCGTAGTTTGGATCACCGTTCAAGATGCGCGCGATCTTGTGCTGGATCATTTCCAAGGCTTCGCGCTGGTCGGCGTTAAGTTGCTTGAATTTCTTGGCCTGCCACATCTCGAATTTAAGGTTTTGCGCAATCAGCGCGTGCTCCTTGAAGCTGCCGTAGCGAGATTCGCGTTCTTGGAGAATCTGTGAAATCATGGTTAGTCCTTGGTGGCGGCCATTGCGGCGTCTATAGCTTCGTCTAGCGATGCACCAACCATCAACATTTGGCTATATGGTCCGCAAACCTTGCTCCAATCTCCGGCAGTGCATTTATCTAGCAACCACTGATACCGCGCCGCGTCCTTCTGCGCCGCTTCGAGCATATCAAGCAGCTGCAAAACTACATCTGGCGATGCATTTGCAACAAAATGCTTATCAAACTCATATGCAAATGAAACAAGGTCACCAACCCCGTACCACGCTTCTTGGTTAATTGCAGATACGCAGAGTCCACGCAATTCTTTCAAATCAATCATGCTTACTCCTTAAATGTTTGCCTTCTTGATTCGCGCCGTCTTCAAAGCATCCCCAGGCTTGCTGATGTGGAAATATTGCTGCGCTCGCGTTGGCTCGTGGGCGCTTCTCTTGGCGCGGGAAAGCTCGATGGCAAAGGTGCGCGCCGGGATGGTGAAGGCGTTGGGTTTTGGGACGCGGGTCATTTCTCACCCTCCTTGTAGTTGCACATCGCCTTTGCGTAGGCAATGGCGTGATCTTCTTGCAAGAATACAAGTCCGCGCGTCAACAAATCGGATTGCCATTCTTCAATTTCCCAATACGAATCAGCGCACCATTTTTTTAGTGTTGGGTATGGAACATAAAATCGAACTCCAATCCCTGGCGCAACCTTCTCAGGCGCGACGCACTCGACGCCGTTGACGGTCACTGTGCGCGGCGCGAGGCGGTATCGGTCTGCATGGTATGCATTGCCATCAGCAACAGCAATCAATAGATCGCTGGAGTCTTCATTAGCCCA